TTAAAGAGAGAACCCTTTGATCGCCTGCATGGCTGCAGCAGCCATTCGGCGCCGGTCCGCGCGGTGCGTATAGATCGCCGAAGTCGCTGGCTGCGTGTGCGCCATCACCGCCATGATCTGGTGTTGCGTGGCGCCGGCCTCGGCCAGGATCTCGCCCATGGCCTTGCGCAGCCCGTGCTGGCTTCTGTTCTCCAGGCCAGCCGTATCAACCCACCTACGGATGCGCTGGTGCAGTGCCGCGGTCGAGCGGTAGGGCCGGCCGTGTTCGCTCAGGATATAGGTCGCACCTTCGTCCTCGGTTGCGCGCAGCTCGGTCAGAAGCTGGGGCGCGATAGGGACGGAGACGAATGCTGAGCCCTTCTTCTGCGGCTGCCAGTCCAGGAACACCACGCCATCGCGGATCACCTCGTGCTGCCGACCAAGGATGCGGACATCGGAGATCCGGCAAGCCGTGAACATGGCCAGGAAGAGCCAGCGGCGGGCGGTGGTCCCTTCTGGGTGGGCATCTAGGAAGGCGCGTACGTCGCTGGTGCTCCAGGGCACGGCGCCGCCACGGCTGCGGTGTACGCGCGCGATGCCGGTGCAGGGGTTGCGTGTCGCGCGGCCGCGCGTGATTGCCCACCTGTATGCGGCACTGAGCGCCTTGCGGGAGTTGTCTGCCTGGGCGGTGGCCTCGCCCCACTGGTCGATGATGTGGTGGATGCCGGCCGGGGGCAGGTCATGGTGCAGGTCGCCCATGCGCTCACCTTCGGGGTCCTTCATCTCGCAGACCTTGCCAAAGAGGCTACGGCGCTGCTTGAGGGTCATGGGGGAGGCGTTGCCTGCCTGCACCTGCGCTTCCAGCCAGATCAGGTAGTCGCGCACCAGTTCGTCGAGAGAGTGGCGCACCACCGGCTTGAGCGGCTCTGTTTCCACGACCTGGCCGGCACGGGCGGCGTAGTAGTGCTCGGTGAAGGTGGGGTCGTCGGGGCCGACCGGGATGCGGATACGCTTCTTCGGGTTACCCTCGACGCGGACACGGTGCCGTATCTCGCCCGACCGCAACTTTTCCGGCACATAGCCGGGAAACTTCACCTTCATCAGTCAGCCCGTGCCTGGCCGAATTTCCGGGGCTCTCCCTGCGCGACCGGCGCCGGCCGGTCACGCGGTTTCAGGGTCTCGACCGAGAAGCTGCCATCGGCGGCGACCTGGACCGAGCCGGGTTGCAGGCCGCGCGCGATCATCGCGTCGAGGACATTTCTGACCGCAGCGGCTGAGGGTTTCGCGCGCGCCATATCTAGGCCTCCTGCGTGGTCGGCATAGGAGTGCCGCGCAGCTCTGCCGGCAACCAGGCGTCGATAGCCTTCACCTGCTCGCGCGAGAGGCCGAGGGCCTCCTGGACGCTGGCGTCTGCGAAGAGCGCCTCCAGCTCCTTGGCGCGCTCGCCTTTCTTCAGGTCGGTGAAGCGCTTGAGCTCGTCGCCCTCGGCGCCGGTCAGCTCTTCCCAGATCGCCACCTGCAGGTCGGGGCGGACGCGGCCGAAGTAGTTCGCCGCGTCGGGCGTCCAGATCTTGCGGACCATGCGCTGCGCATCGACGTGCTGCGCCAGGATCTCGGCCAGCGGGCCGTTGCTCGGGCCGTTGGCCGTGCGGGCGAGTGAACGCGCGAGGACCTGATTGCGGTGCTTCTTGCCCTTCGCGCGAAAGGCGGTGAAGGCGTCCCAGTCGCGCGCCGCGCTGGTGTCGGGCGAGAGGTCGGGTAAGCGGGCGTCATGGTGGAAGCCGCTGTCTTTGTCGGGCCGGATCATCGGCTCGGCCAAGGAGATCCCGAGCGCGCCGCCCCAGCTTGGCAGGCGGGCTTCGCATTGCCAGGCGAAGAGATCGAGCAGCAGCTCGGTCTGGTCGATCAGCGCGACCTGCAGGGCGGCATGGCCGATGCGGCGCAGATCCTCGACGGCATTCTGGGGCAGGGCGGGCTTGTCCCGACCGGGGCCTTCGCTCTGGCCATCCTTGGCCCTCTTGCGCTCGGGCTTGCGCCAGGCGCGGTCGATGGTCAGCTCGCCGCCGGAATTGACGTAGGCGATGATCCCGCCGCTCTCGCGTTGGTCGTCGCTGAAGTCGCCTGCGGCGCGGCGGGTCAGATCCTGCATTCGCGCGGTCTGCGCTGCGGAGCGCTCTTCGGGGTGGAGGGCCTGCAGTCGGTCCAGCTCCGCGGCATCGCCCTCGGGCAGCTCTACCGGCTCGGGCCAGAGGCGCTCCAGCTTGTCGATCAGGCTCCACGGTGTGTAGCTGTCCTGGCTCACCTCGAGCCAGCTCCAGCCTTCCTCCTCGCCGATCCGGGCCGCCTCGCGTTCCAGCTTGGCAGACCAGAGCCTTTCCAGCAGCGCGGCGTCCTCAAGGAAGGCATCGTCGGTGAAGAGGTCACGCGCGACGGTGCCGCCTTCGACCTCGTATTCGGCCAGCCCCAGGAAGATGGCGCGGCGGTCGCTGGCGGGGATCGAAGCGCCCTTCAGTTCGCCCCGGATCTGTGCGGCGCTCAGGCCGCGCGCCGCGGCGGTCTCGGCCATGGCGGTCTGGCGGGCAGGGTCCTCGGAGAGGCAGAGCGCCTCGGCGGCGGAGAGACCGATCTTGTCGGCGGCCAGCAGGTCCAGCACCGGGGCCGCGAGCCCGGCCAGCTTGAGGCGCTGGCGCACGTGGCGCTCGGTCTTGCCGAAGGCGCGGGCGATGGTCTCGACCGGCACCCCGTGGGTGGCCTGCTCGCCATAGGCGCGGATCTCTTCGGCTGGGTGCAGCGCGCTATGGGTGACGTTCTCGGCCAGCGCCCAGGCGCGGGCTTCGGCAGGATCACGGGTGATCTGCACCGGCACAGGGTCGATGGGATCGGCGAGGCCGCGCGGTTCCCAGCCCTGCGAAGCCAGCAGCTTGAGCCCGCGCAGGCGGCGGCCGCCGGCGACGATGCCGATGCGGCCGTCCTCCTCGATGCCGCAGAGGTTCTGCAGCAGCCCGGCAGAGGCCAGCGACTGCGCCATGGCGGCGATGTCCTCGTCGGGCACCTGCTGGCGCGGGTTCATAGGGTGCAGGAAAAGCTGGTCGAGCGGGACCATGCGGATGGTCTGCGACAGGTCGGTCATTTCGCGGTCTCCTGCAGGGTGATCGGCGTTGTCGGATGGAAGGGGGCGCCTGCCAGCCAGACCAGCGAGGCAGTGGCTAGCGCCCAGCCCGTTGCAATTGCAGCGAGGTAGGGCAAGCTCCCGAGGCTGAGCGCGCTCATGCGAGGCCTTCCCGCGCGATGATCTCGCGCACCTTCAGCCGAACGCGCCCGGCGATCTGGATGACCTCGGCCATCTCTGCGCTGGCGGGGCGGGACAGGTGCTGCGGGTTCAGGCGGGCGAGCCGCTCAGGCGCAATCGGGTGGCCCTTCGCGGCCTTGCGGTTGGCCCAGTTGGCCATGATCCGCGCGCTTTGGTCTGGTGTGAGCATGTGATGCCTCCATCGGGTTGATGGGGGTCATGAAAAAGGAAGAAACGTCCATAGTCAATATTGAAAATGGACAAAACGTCTATTGCATTCGCGTCAGCTAGGGCGGAGAGTGGGCCCCGTTCCTAATTTGTTCTGGGGTGGGGGATGCCGGAAGAATATGACCTGGAGGAGAGGGTGCTGTTTTGGGCGGCGGGAGTTCTGGGGGTCTCGATAGATAAGGCCTACAGGCTTCAGTTGGTGCGGTTGCTGATGAAGCTCTCCGCCATCTTGTGCGGCAAGTCATCAAGGCGCCCGCGGTAAAGGAAGTCCATGCTGACGCCCCATCGTTCTGCAATTGCAAAGGCCATGTCCGCCTTTAGGGCCTTGGTGCCGCGCTCGATCTTGGAGTAGCTCGAGCGGTCGATGTTGACGGAGTCTGCGAAGTCGCCCTGATTGATCCCGTGGTAGTCGCGCAGGCGCGCAAGGCGCTCGCCTACTGCGATTGGGTCGATGGTCTTCATGGCGCTTGCTCCCGGCGGGCTGTGGCTGTCTGCGCATGATGCCGGATATGGGAAATTCTTCCATTGAAGAAGCTTCCGCTCTTGACGAATGGGAGAATCGTCCATTACCTGAGCCTATGACCGAGCTGACTTCGTTCCGTGAACTGATTTCTTTGTGGCCGTCGCGATCCTGTTTCGCGAGTGACCTTGGCGTGTCTCTGGCCCGTGTTCACAAGTGGGCGCTTCCGAGCGGCAAAATTCGCGCTGAGTTCTTCGTCTCCATACTCGCAGCAGCCGACAAGAGGCAGATAGCTCTTACGGCTGATGACCTCTGCAATGTGGCGGCTTCTCAGGCCGCCGCACAGGGTCTGCCTTCTGAGGTCTGCAGTAGGGAGAATATGGCTCGGCCTGCCTCTCCTCCAGCTAAACGGGCAGGGGGGCATTCACATGCGTAACCACCCTTACGGCACGATCCAGGAAGCGGTGCAGTCGAGCTACCGCGCCTCGGGGCACACCAATGAGGAAATCGCGGAGCTGCTCGGGGTGCGGGGATCGACGATCTCCTACGGCGCCGAGATGAGCGAAGCGCGACCTGGCGGGCTGGGGGTGAACTACCTTCATCGCCTCGGCCGGATGCGCCCCGCTGCGGCGGTGCCGATTGCCCAGCATTTCGCGCGCCTCGGCGGCGGGGTTTTCCAGCCGGTCGAAGTGCCTGCTGGTGTCACCAGCCTCTTCGCGCATTGCGGCACGGTCGCCAAGGAATGCGGCGAGGCTCAGGCGGCCGCCCTACGCGCCGCCGAGATGGCCAGTGCCGACGCCTGCGAAGCAGCAGAGCGCGAGATCGCCGAGGCGGTCGAAGCGCTGCTGCGCGCCCGCGCCATGATCCAGGAACGAAGGGGGGCAGCATGAGGCGTCCCGCGAAATCTCCCCACCCTGGTGCGCAGGTCTGTGCGCATCGGGGCACTGGCGCGGAGGGCCCTTCTCCTCCCGGCCCTCCGCGCCCCTTTTCCGATGACAGCCGGGGTCGCCCGACCTCGGACGAGAACGTGCATACGCTCTGCCGGCGCCTCGGGCGCGGGCATTGCGCCTGCGCGGCCCATGGGACGGGACCCTGCCGCGAGCTGCGGTCACTGTTGGGCGTCTATGGCTCTGTCGAGGCGGCGCATGAAGCCGAGCTGAAGCGGCTGGAACGTATCGCGCGCAACGCGCGGACCTGAGTGGCCCGGGCAGATCCGGGCCTCTGAACAATGGAACTTGAAGACGGAGTCGACCTGGTCGGCTGCGAACGGTGCCTTGCACCCAGGAGAGCAGAATGAGCCACAAGGCCACCAACTGGTTGTCGAGCATCCCGGCGAAGGCGCTGACCAACAGCGAATTCCGGGTGCTCTTCCACCTCTGCGATTGTCACAACCCCTCGCAGGGGTGCTTCCCGACGCAGGCCTACCTGATCGACTGCTGCGGGATCTCGAACGGGACGCTGAACAACGCGCTGAACGGGCTGGAGGCCAAGGGCCTGATCGCCCGGCACCAGGAACGCGACGGGCGGACGCGGCGCCAGAAACCGACCCGCTACGTGCTGGGCTTCGAGCTGGGCGCGGCCAAGGAGCCGTCTCCAGCATCTGGAGGCGGGGCAGGTGCAAAGCCGTCTCCAAGAACTGGAGGCGGGAAACAGGGCAAGCGGTCTCCAGAAACTGGAGACGGAGCCGTCTCCAATTTGAGGGCCGATCCGTCTCCAATTTCAGCGGGGAGCCGTCTCCAGCCCACTGGAGAGGTAACCTGTAAAGAACCTGTAATTAACCCGCGCGCCGCGCGCGAGGGGTCGAAAAATCCCCTCGTAGTGGCCGAGGCGGAACGGGCAATCCGGGTGTTCCGGGAAGGCCGCCAGGACGCGCTGCGAGAGCTCAAGCCCTGGGTGCAGGACCACATCCGAAACGCGGAACTGCTGACGCCGGACGAGCGGCAGCGGTCGGGACTTTTCTGAGAAAGGAATTGCGATGAGCAGCCACGTGACCAATCAAACCGTGTCCTTCGTCGGGCAATTGCCGGATGATCCTGATCATCTGCCTCTGGCGCCGCCGTGCGGCTTCATCTGGATGCTGGGCAGTGGGTGGCATGGCACCGGTGAGTGCTTCGGAACCACCGACGTGCGTGTCAGCTTCAAGGGGCGCACGATGGACTTCGTGATGACCTTCTCGGACGTGGAATGCCTGCAACAGCTTGTCGAGGAGACGCTGCAGGCGATGCGGCATTGCGGGGCCGAAGACGGAATGCCTCGGGAAAGCGAGCGGGGCGATAGCGATGCGGACTGAGGGAGAGGGCTCCGAAACCAAGCGCGACCGGGTGCGGCGTGTGCTGCTGGAGCCGCTGGAGGCCATCGGTTTCCGGTTCCAGCGCGGCACCGATCCCGATGAAGCGCGCAAGCGGCTCGACCGCCTGGCGGATGACCTGGCCTACATGAGCGACGAGAACCTGCGCCGGCTCTTCGAGGCGATGCGCACCAAGGGCGAGGGCAAGGCCCGCGACTTCTGGCCGACCCATGCGGGTTTCGTCGCCTTGGCGCAGATCGCCCAGCCCCGACCGCTGGAGGAAATGCCAGGCCTTGCGTCCTGGTTCGGCAGCGAGGCGGGGCGGCATGCGCTGGCCGAGGGGCGGCTTGTCGAGGAATACCGCTGGTGGCTGGCCAAGCATCGCCCGCCGCTGAACGCCCAGGAGCGCCGCATTGTCGCGGATCGGGGCGGGGCAGGGCAGTCGCGCGCGGCCCGGCTGAAGGAGCGGCTCGGGCTCGGCCTACCGGTCGATGCGGTTGACCGCGAATGGCTGCTGGCCTGGCAGGCGCATGAGGCCGCGGCGCGCGAGCTGGTGCGGCTCGGCATGGAGAAGGGAAACGCGGCATGACCATGATGATGCGGATGACGCCGGCGCAGCCGGTCGGCGTGAAGGAGGTCTCGATCCTGGAGCTGATCGAATGGGCCTTCCAGCGCGAGAAGGTCTCCATCGAGTTCGACCAGGTGCGGGCCTCGATGCCGGGCCAGCTGCCGGGCTTCGGCATGGAGTGGGTGATGATCGAGCGCGCCAAGCTAGGGTGCCGTGTCGATGGCGGCGGACGCTCGGATCCGCACCCGGATGCCGAGGCCGTGGCGGATGCGCTGGCGCAGCTGCCGGAGGGCGTGGGTGGGCGCCGCATGGCGCTGACCATCGCCGAGCTGGCGCGGGCGGGGCAGCATCATGGCTGGGGTGCTGGCGCCGCGCCACGTGTGCGGCCCCGTGGGTGGCGTGAAACGAAGCACGGGCGCTTCGCCGAGACGGAACGCTGCGGCCTGGTGCGTTATCGCAGCCGCGGCAAGGACCGCGAGGTCGAGGCGCGCTGGTGCCCGATCACTATCGAGAACCATCCGCGCGACGAGGCGCGGGCGCGGCGGGCGTATCTGCTGTGGTGGTCTGCGCTGAGGGAGCTGCGGGATACGTTCCGGGTCTATGGCGGGCTGACGGGTCATCAGGTTTCCGAGTGGATGCCGTCGCACTCACCTTGGAGCAAGACGCTGGTCGCATAACATGTTCGGTGTTTTTTGATCACAGGCATTAGAATACGAATTCCTATGTATTCTCCCGGTGGCTGAACTGAGCTTTTCTTGGGCGCTGATTGTCACAACATTTGGAACGAACAATGCGCTTCATTACTCTTGCCACGCTCTCGGTGCTTGCTCTCACAGCTTGCGCGAAAAAGCCGGATCAAATCGCCGCGGTTGAAATGTCGGATGACGCATACCGCTCTGCCTCGTGCCGGTCTCTTGCTGCTGAAGAGCTTAAGATCACTCAAGAACTCGCAAACCTCTCGGCAAAACAGCAATCCGCTGCGAACGGAGATGCCTGGGGTGTTTTCTTGCTCGGGTTGCCGGTGTCTTCGATGTCTGGCAATGATCAGGAAGCTATGATTGCAATCGCAAAAGGAAAGCTTCAGTCGATTGATCGCGCCCAAGCTGCTAAGGGGTGTTCCTGACTTCGGCAATAACACTAAAGGTGCGTAGGATTTTTTCTTGACGAAATCCTAAACCTCTTGCATCAATGCACTCGACCCATTTGCGCCCGGAGCTGATCACCAGCTGCCGGGCGTTTTCGTTTCCTGACATCGAGGTTTCCCATGCCGCGCAAGATCTGCGTCGCTTTCGGCTGCGAAGAGTTGGCCGAGGCGGGGCTTTCGCATTGCCAGACGCATGAGGCGATCCGGCAGGAGAAGATCGCGGCGCGGAAGGCGGCGGCTCAGCAGAGCGAAGAGGCGCAGGCGAACCGGCGGCTCTATCGCTCCGCTGCCTGGCAGCGGGCGGCGAAGGGCTTCCTGGCGAAGCATCCGCTTTGCGCGCATTGCGCCGAGCTGGGGCTCGTCGTGCCGGCGCGCGAGGTCGATCACGTCGAGCCGCACCGTGGTGATCGGGCGAAGTTCTGGGATCGGTCGAACTGGCAGCCGCTCTGCAAGCCCTGCCACTCGCGCAAGACGGCCGGCGAGGTCTTTCACCGCACCCCCAGGGGGTAGGTCGAAAATCAGCGCCCAATCACCCTGACCGGTGAGGGGACCGACGTTTTCGTGCGCGCCTAATTGAGAAAAAAAGCCCAACTGAAAGGAGGGTAGGATGAAAGGGAAGAAGCCGACCCTCGACAACGTGGTGCCGATGAAGGGCGACACCTATCGCCCGACACCGCCGGCGCCCGAGTGGTTCCCGCATCCCGAGGCGGTCGAAGCCTGGGAACACCTGGCGCCGGTGATGATCGCCAAGAACCGGCTGGAGCCGCATCATGAAGATCTCTTTGCCGCCTATTGCGTGGCGGTCGGGGACTTCATCCGCTTCAGCGGCGAGCTGGCGCTTACTGGCAATTACTACGAGGTGAAGACCCGCAACGGTTTGCAGGAAAAGAAGCGGGCCGCCTGGGGGCAGCGCCAGGACGCGCTGGCCACGATGCAGAGGATCGGCGCGCTCTATGGCATGTCGCCGGTAGATGAAGCGCGCCTCGGCAATGGCGGCCAGGGCTCTTTCCTGGAGGAGCTGGAGAAGGCGATGCGCGGTGGTGCATCCTGACGACCATCCGGTCACGGCCTACGCCCGCGACGTGGTCGAGGGGCGGGTCGTGGCCGGCGAGCTCGTCACCATGGCCTGCGCGCGGCACCTCTCGGATCTGGAGACCGGCACCGAGCGGGGGTTGTACTTCGATCCTGAGGGCGCCGACCGGATTCTGAACTTCGCCAAGATCCTGCGGCACACCGAGGGGGCGCTGGCGGGCAAGGCCTTCGAGCTGCAGCCCTGGCAGGTCTTCCGTATGGGATCGGTCTTCGGCTGGAAGCGCGAGGGCGGGTTGCGCCGGTTCCGCAACACCTATCACCAGGTGGGCAAGAAGAACGGCAAGACCACCGACACGGCGGTGCCGATGCTGTTCTCGCAGCTGCTGGATGGCGAGGCGGCGCCGCAGGCCTATTGCGCGGCGACGACACGGGACCAGGCGGGGCTGCTGTTCCGGGGCATCAAGCGGATGATCAAGCATTCGCCGGTGCTGAGCCGGGGCATGGATGTCTACCGGACCCAGATCGAGAACCCGCACACCGACGGATTGATCGCCTGCCTGTCGCGGGACGGGAACAGCTCGGACGGGATCAACCCGCACTTCCTCGCGCGGGACGAGATGCACCGCTGGACCGACCGAGAGCTGGCCGAGACGATCACGGAATCGATGATCGCGCGGACCCAGCCCATCGACTGGGTGATCACCACGGCGGGCCATGACCGGGCCTCGCTCTGCGGCGAGCTGCGCGACTATGCCGAAAGCGTGCTGCGCGGCGACGTGCAGGATGATCGCTTCTTCGCCTACGTGGCCGAGCCGCCGGTCGACTGCGATCCGATGGACCCGGTGAGCTGGGCCAAGGGCAACCCGAACCTGGACGTGTCGAAGCCGCGGGCGGAGATCGAAGCGGCGGCGAAGCTGGCGCAGATCATCGCGGCCAAGATGCCGAACTTCCGGCGGTTCCACCTGAACCTCTGGACCGAGGGTGCCGAGACCTGGATTGCCAGGGATGTCTGGGACCAGGGCCGCGCGGCGGCGCCGCAGGATATCAGCGCTTTCCGGGGCCGGCGCGCCTGGGTTGGGCTCGACCTGTCGAACAAGGTCGACACCACGGCAATCGTGGTGGCGATCCCGGAAGGGGAGCAGATCCACGTCTTCGCCTATACCTTCCTGCCCGAGGGGCCGCGGGGCTTCATCCACCGCGCCCAGACCGAGAAGCGGGAATATGTCGGCTGGCAGCAGACCGGCTGGCTGGAGATCTGCAAGGGCGGATCGGTTGACGAGGAAGAGATCCGGGCGCGGCTGCACTGGCTGCGCAAGCACCTCGACATCCAGGAGGTCGCCTATGACCCCTGGGGCATGAAGTACCTGGCCGAGCGGCTGGAGAAGGACGGCTTCCCGATGGTCGAGCACCGCCAGGGCTTCGCCAGCATGTCCAACCCGATGAAGCGGGTGGAGGAGCTTGTGGCGCAGAACCGCATCCGCCACGGCGGCAACCCGGTGCTGGCCTGGCAGGTCGGCAACGTCCACCGCGACGAGGACGCCTCGGAGAACGTGAAGCCGAACAAGAAGAAGAGCACGGGCCGGATCGACGCGGCGGTGGCGATGATCATGGCGGTCGGCCGGGCCGTGGCCGGCAAGGGCAAGACGAAACACCGGGAGATCGAGGTGATATGAGTATTCTGGCAGCACTGACGCGCAGCCTTCGGGACGATCCTGTCCCGGCGGCGCGTTCCGAGCCGGTGATCAGCGCCGCCGCGCCGGTCGCCACCAGCGGTACGGCGCAGCCCGAGGCCTGGATGTACGATATCGGCTTCAACGGCTCGGGCAGCCGCGTGACGGCACTGCCTCGCGTGACGCCGGTGATGGCGCAGCGCCATGCCACCGTCACCGCCTGCTGCACGATCATCGCGGGCGACCTTGCCAAGCTGCCTCTGCAGGTCTGGCAGCGCGACGGCGAAGGCCGCGAGGTGCGGGTGCGCGAGCATGCCGCCGGCCACCTGCTGAACGTCGAGGCCTCGGAGGGCGTCACCGCCATGGTGACGCGCTTTGCCATGACCTACGCCTTCGCGCTGCGCGGCACCGCCTTTGCCTATGCGCCCCGCGACGGGGCCGGCGAGCTGACCATGATCGACTGGGTGCATCCCGACTTCTGCAGCGTGCTGCGCAACGGGCGGGCGCGGTTCTACGACTTCGAGGACGGGGCAGGAATCCGACGCCGTTCTCCGGGCCGCACCATGGTCCACCTGCGCTACATGTCCGAGGACGGCTGGACCGGGCGTAGCCCGATCTCGGTTGCGGCCGAGAGCTTCGGCATTGCCCTGGCCGGGCAGGAGGCGGCGGCGCGCTCGGCCTCGGGCACCTCGATGAAGGCCTATGCCAAGATCCAGGCCTTCGACGCAGACGAAGAGAACTACCAGCGCCAGCGGGAACGCCTGCGCCGGGCACTGCGCGACGAGGGCGACAACGGCATTCCGGTGATCGGCCCGGATGACGAGATCAAGCGGCTGGATCTCTCGGCCGCCGATCAGCAGCTGCTGGAGAGCCGCAAGTTCGACCGCGAGCAGATTGCCGCGACCTACCGGATGCCGCCCTCCAAGCTCCAGATGCTGGAGCATGGGGTGAAGGCGAATGGCCAGCAGCAGGCCATCGACTACCGTTCGGACTGCCTCAGCCACTGGGGCAGCTTCATCGAGACCCAGCTGGCCCTTGGTCTGCTGACCGAGGCCGAGCGGCGCCGGGGGCTCTTCCTGCGCCACAACTTCGACGCCCTGCTGCGGGCGACGACGAAGGAGCGCTACGAGGCGCTCAACAAGGCCGTGGGTGGCCCCTGGATGTCGCTGAACGAGGCGCGCCGGGAAGAGGGCTTGGGCGACGTGGCGGGCGGCGACGCGATCTATCCGCCGTCGAACATGACCCGTGACGAGAACCCGACAAAGGACAAGGAGACCGAGGAATGAGCCGACCGACCCTTCGCGCCCTGCTGGGCGGCAGCATCATGGCGCTGCACGAACCCGCCGCGCGGTGGCTGCTGGAACATCCGATGCCGCAGGCGATGGAGGATGACGAGGCGCGCGGCCCGGTGGCCTCCGCCGTCGAGCGCTTCGCGGTGGAGCGCAGCGTGGCGGTAGTGCCAGTGCGTGGTGTGCTGACGCCCAATTCCGCGGTGCTGGAACGCTGGTTCGGCTGGGCCACCTATCGCGGGCTGATCGAGACCTGCGAGCAGCTGGCGAGCGACGAGGCGGTCTCGGCGGTGGTGCTGGAACTCGACACGCCAGGCGGCGCGGTCCTTGGCTGTGCCGGGGCGGCGGCTGCCATCGCCGAATTGGACAAGGTGAAGCCGGTGCATGCGCTGGTAGATCCGCTGGCCGCCAGCGCGGGCTTCTGGCTCGCCAGCCAGGCACGCGAGATCTCGGTGGCGCCGGGCGCCGAGCTGGGCAGCATCGGGGCCGGGCTGATGACCGGGGCCTTCGTCCAGCCGGGGGCGGGCACCGGCCTGCAGCTCTTCGAGTTCACCTCACCCCATGCCCGCGCAAAATGGCCCGACCCTTCGACCGAGGAAGGCAAGGCCGAGCTGGAGCGCAGCCTGGCCGAGGCCGAGACGCGCTTCCATGAAGCCGCGGCGGCGGGCCGGGGCATGAGCGTGGAGGACCTGCGCAGCCGGGCCAGCGTCTCGGATGATCCCCGCGACGGCGGCGCTCTCTTTGACGGTGCCGAGGCGATCTCGCGCGGGTTGGCCGACCAGGTCGAGACCCGGCGCGCCTTCTATACCCGCATCCTCGGCACCTATGCGCCGGCACCGCGCAAGGCGCGCAGCGCCCGCAGCCGCGGCGCTTCGGCGCTGGCTCTCGCAGCCCAGGCATCTGCCCTGAGCTGATCCCGACACTCTCGGAAACCCTGAGATCCCCGCCGCAGGTCGCGGCCGGGGCTGAACCGCTGCGCGCGTGCAGCATCCCCAAGGAGAAGATCCATGAACCTCGACGACCTGCGCCGCGCCCGGAAGGCCGCGGCTGACAAGATGAAGCTGGCGGCCGACAAGCTGTCCGAGCTGGACGGGGCCGAGAGCCCCGACGAGACCGCCCTGGCCGCGGCTCAGACCGAATTCGACGGCGCCGAAACCGAGTTCCAGGCGGCCGACAAGAAGGTGAAGCGCGCCGAGGCGGTCGAGGCCGCCCAGTCTGCTGCCGCCACCGGTGATGCGCAGCAGCCCGGCACCCCCGCAGCCCCGACCGGTTCGGTCCCTGCACAGGCGCAGAACCCCGAGCACCAGGGTGTCGAGGTCGGCTTCATGGCGCTGGCCCTGGCGGCGAGCCGGGGTGACAAGGATCGCGCTGTGGCGATGCTGGAGCGCGAAGGCCATTCCGGCATCGGCGCCACCCTGGACTCGACCACGGAAAGCGCGGGCGGCGTGCTTGTGCCGCGTCCGCTGGCCAGCCAGATCATCACCCTGCTGCGTCCGCGCGTGGTGGTGCGCAAGGCCGGTGCGCGCACCGTGCCGATGTCGGCGGGCGAGCTGCGCCATGCCAAGCAGACCGGCGGCGCGACCGCCAGCTACGGCGGCGAGATCGACCCGATTGTCGAGAGCGAGCCGAGCTTCGACAAGATCGACACCAAGCTGAAGAAGCTCAGCTCGCTGGTGCCGGTCTCCAACACGCTGCTGATGCGCGCGACGCTCGGCGGTGCCCAGATGATCCGCGACGACATGCTGAAGGTCATGGCGCTGCGCGAGGACCTGGCCTTCCTGCGCAATGACGGCTCGGGCGATCTGCCGAAGGGCCTGCGCTACTGGGCGCCGGTGGCGAACTGGGATGCCGGTCCCGTTGCCGCAACGGCCATGGCGGCCGATACCGCGCTGCGCCGCTGCATTGCCCTGGTCGAGGATGCCAATGTCTCGATGACCTCGGGCGGCTGGATCATGCGCGCCAGCGCCAAGGCCTTCCTGTCGAGCCTGCGCGATGCCAACGGCAACACGCTCTATCCCGAGATCGAGCGCGCCGGCACGCTGAAGGGCTTCCCCGTCTACACGACCTCGCAGGTGCCGAACAACCTCGGCGCGGGCAGCAACGAGACCGAGATCTACTTCGCCGACTTCGCGGAGATGATGATCGGCGAGGGTGGCGATCTGCGCCTGGCGCAATCCACCGAGGCCTCCTTCGTGGATACCAGCGGCGACACGCAGTCGGCCTTCCAGCGCGACCTGACCCTGTTCCGGGCCATCGCCGAGCACGACTTCGCGCCCGAGCATGACGAGGCCATCGCGGGCTTCAACGCTGCCGACTGGTCGCTGCAGGCGGCCTGATCCCCTGCGCCGGGATGACCCCGGTGCAGCCCTTTCCCTCTGACATTGGAGACCCCGAGATGCTCACTCCCGTGACGTTCAAGAAACACGTCGGCCGCTACAATCCCGGCGAAACCGCAGGCTTCCTGCCGCAGCGGGCGGCCCAGTACATCGCCTCTGGCCTGGCGGTCGCCTACCAGGCACCGAAGACGACCTCGGCCAAGGCAACCGAGGCGTCCGAGGCCGCGCAGGCCCTGGCCGAAGCGCAGACCCTCAAGGCCGAGATGGAGGCGCGGGCCGCCGAGCTCGACGCCCGCGAGGCCGCTCTGGCCGAGAAGGAAGCGGGTGGAGCCACCACCTCGGCCAAGTCCGACGCCGGCATTCCGCCTGCGCAGGGCGCCAAGACCGCTGCCAAGAAGTAAGGCGGGCCGATGCAACTGACCGGGGAAGCACCTGCGCTCGCGGTGAGCGTTGCCGAGTATCGCAGGGCCACGGGCTTCATCGAGGCCGATGCCGAGGCGGATCTGCTGATCGAAAGCTATCTGCGCGCGGCGCAATCGGTGGTCGAGGCGGGCACCAATTGCCCGCTCGGGCGGCGCTCGGTGCGGCTGTCCTTCGCGGCGCGGCCGGGGCTGCTGCGCTGGTGGTTCCCCTGTGCGCCGGTGGCGGAGGTCACCGGCGTGAAGCTGATCCAGGGCGACGGTGAAACCACCGTCGCCCTGCCGGATCTGGGACTGCGGATGCTGCAGGATGAGCCGCAGATCCTGTTCCCGCTCGGCACCGTCGCCGGTGGCCCGGCGGTGATTGAGGTGGAGGCCGAGGTGGGCGCTGACGTGGCCGACCCTCGGCTGAAGCAGGCCATCATCCTGATCGCCAAGGAATGGCGCGATGCGGGGATTGCGGTTGATCAGCCCGACGTGGCGCGGCCGAGCTACGGTGCGCGCCATCTGATGAAACAGGCGCGCTACCAGCGCCCCGCCCAAACGGAGTTCTTCTGACATGGCCCAGTCACAGGGTGCGCCGCTGTCGCGCGGGCGCGAGGTGCTGCTGCGTGACCGGCTGGTGGTCTTCGAGCGGTCCGTCGAGACTGGACGCACTGCGCTGAACGAGCCGACCTACCAGTGGTCAGAGATCGGGCGCTCCTGGGCGGCTGTCGAGAACCTCGGCGCGCAGGAACAGGTGGCGCTGCAGATCGAGGGGCTGGTGGCCGCTGTGCGCGTCCTGGTGCTGGACACGCCGCAGGCGCGCAGCATCACGCTTGCGGACCGCCTGCAGGTGCTGGGCGAGACCTGGGACATCGTGGGCAGGGGGCCTCATGCGGTGCGCCGGGGTGTCTTTGCCTTCGCAGCGGCCCGAGCAGCCCCTGGAGCTCTGTCATGAAGGCGGCTCTGACGGCTCTGCTGCTGGCCGATCCAGATCTGCAGGCGCGGATCGGCAGCCGGATCAACTGGGGCACACCGCCGGCCCATGCGGCGGGCTTTCCCTGCCTCAACCTGACGATGGTCAGCGCGCCGGTGACCTACACGCTCGACGGCGAGGTGGAAACCCAGAGCTGCACAGTCCAGGTCGACGCCTGGGCGCAGACTGCCAGCGAGGCCGAGGTGCTTCGCTGGGAAGTGCGCAGCCTGCTCTCGGGCTACAGGGGCACGACCGGGGGAGTGCGCTTCCGTGGTGCCTTCGTGAGGGGCTCGCGGGATCTCGACGGGCGCGGGCTTGGCGACCTCGGGCCACTCTTCGGGATGTCGATTGACCTGTCGATCCGCTGGAACGCGGCATGAAGATCGATCTAAAAACCCATGGCTGGGATGAGCTGGAGCGCGCTCTCAATGAGCTGCCGAAGCACACCACGCGCAAGTCGCTGGTGCGGCGCATCCTGAAGCGGGCGGCGCAGATCTTCGCGGATCGCGCGAACGCGCTGGCGCCGCGCGGGGCCTCAGGCGCGCTTGAAGAGAGCTATGGTGCCGGCGCCCGGCTGACGAAGCGCCAGGCCGCGCAGGCCCGGCGCGAAGGGCGGGCCGATGTCTTCATGTACGCGGGCACCTCTGACCCGGCGGGGCTCCAGCAGGAGTTCGGCAACGCGAACCACGCGGCCCAGCCCCATGCCCGGCCTGCCTGGGACGAAACCAAGCAAGAGATCTTCGACCAGATCCGCGACGACATGCGTGTCGAGGTCGAGAAGGCTGCCGCGCGGGCGCGGCGGAAAGCGGCGCGCCTGGCGCGCAAATCCTGAACGGCAGAAAGGAAATCCAATGCCCGGTGAAACCGAACTGTTTGGCGGCAGCGTCGAACGCTCCGAGGACGGCGTGACTTTTACCCCCGTCGCCAAGGTCACGGGGGTGAGCGTCCCCACGCTGACCAAGAACACGCGCCAGCGCACGACGCTGGACAGCCCCTCGAAGATTCACGAGTACGGCGAGGGCTTCGCCGAGCCGGGCGATCTTTCGATCTCCTGCCTCTATGACCGGGCCGGCTTTGTCGCCGCGAAGGCCGATGAGGCTCGCGCCGGCGGCACCTTTTACCGCATCACGCTGGAGAACGGCGACACCTTCGACTGCCTGATGATCACGCCCGTGGTCGAAGTCTCTGGCCTCGATCAGCTCGATGCCGATGCAACCTTCACCATCTCCGGCAAGACGACCGGCGAAACCGAGTTCACCGCGGGCGCCTGAGCCGCGCCCTGACGGGCCACCTGCAGCAGCTGCAGCGGCCGTTGAAAGGATACCGAAATGACCCTGAAGAACTACGTGGATCTCGCGCCCAAGTCGGGCGGCGAGGGCTGGAAGCTTGCCTTCACCACCAACGCCATGTGCGCCTACGAAGACGAGACCGGCAAGGACTTCACCTCGGTGGCTGGTGCCCTGGCCGGCGCCGGCGAGGGCCGGATCTCGATGCGCGTCATGCGCACCATTCTCTGGGCGGGCCTGCTGGAATACCAGGAAGGCACCACCATGCGTGATGCGGGCGAGGTGCTGGACGCCTGCGGCATGACCCAGGTCGGCGGGGCCATCGCTGCCGCCATCCGCCTTGCCTTCCCGGAGGCGAAAGACAGCTCGGGAAACGGCGGCAAGGCCGGCAAGGCGGCGCCGGGCAAGGTCGAGGAACCGACTGGCAAGAGCTGATGCGCCAGTGGGTCGCGGCCGGTCAGGATCATGCCCGTTTCGGGCACCTGACCCTGCGCCAGATCGACCTTGTCCTGTCCGGGGTGCTTCTCGGGCAGGAACGGGCGGCGCGCCAGCGCCGGGGCGAGGTCTACAGCCTCGGTCAGCTGATGCTGGTCGCCTTCAATGACCCCAAGAAGTTCCCCAAGCCTGATGCCTTCATCGAGGGGCGCCGCAAGCGCGGCTCCTCGAGCATTGAGATCCGCGCCTACTTCCAGGGCCGGATCGCGCAGACCCGGGCCAAATCCGCAAAGAGAAAGAGCTGACAGATGTTCAAGGGCCTGATCGGCGCGCTGCGCATCGACCTCGGGATGAACTCGGCCGAGTTCCACAAGGGCATGAGCGACGCCACCCGTGGCATGCGCAACATGCAGAAGGAGTTCTCGGGCCTGGCGCGGGACTTCCGCAAGATCGGGGGGCGGATGTCGCTGGCCCTGACGGCGCCTTTGGTGGCCATCGGCAAGAAGTCGATGGACCTGCAGAAGGTCCAGGCGCAGGCGGTGGCGCAGGTGGATGCTGCGCTGGCCTCGATGGGGACCACGGCGGGCTTCACCTCGGCCGAGCTGCAGAAGGTAGCCAGCGAGCTGCAGGGCAATTCGCTCTTCGGAGATGAGGAAATCCTCGGCAAGGTCACCTCGAACCTGCTGACCTTCGGCAATGTCACCGGCGATGTCTTCAGCCGCGCGCAGAAGATGGCGCTGGATATGTCGGCGGCGCTTGGCCAGGACCTGCAGGGGTCCACCGTGATGCTGGGCAAGGCGCTGAACGATCCGGCCCAGGGGCTGACGGCGCTGAGCCGGGTCGGCGTATCCTTCAGCGAAGAGCAGAAGAAGCTGATCAAGACCATGGTCGAGGTCGGCGATGCCGCCGGCGCCCAGGAGCTGATGCTGACCGAGCTGGAAAAGCAGTAAGGCGGCCAGGCCGAGGCGCTGCGCAATCTGCCCTCGGGGCAGATCGAGGCGGCGATGATGGATATCGGCGATGCCATGGAGCAGGTCGGCGCGATCATCATGCCGGTGGTGGCGGGTATCGCGGGCGGGATCTCGGATATGGCGCTGGCCTTCCAGGGCCTGTCGCCCGAGGTGAAGCGCTTCCTGGTGGTCGGTGGGGCCGTCGCGGCGACCCTCGGCCCGGCGCTGCTGGCGCTTGGCGGGCTTGCGGCGGCGGCTTCGGCGCTGCTGCCAGTGGTGGTGGCCATCGCCTCGCCGGTCGGCCTGCTGGTCGCGGGCTTTGCCGGGCTGGCTGCGGGCGCGGTCTATGTCGGGCTGAAGGTGAAGGGAATGGCCGAAGCGGTCGGAGGCTTCGGCCAGCTGATGCGCCTGGTCAAGGACGTGGTGGCGGAGACCTGGGATCGGATCGAGATGCGGGTGCAGGCCGTCGGCGCAAGCATCGCGGCGACCTTCCAGGAGCTGAGGGCCGATGCGGCGGACTGGCTGGCGAGCACCGTTGACCGCTTCACCGGCTTTGCCAATGGCGCGGTGAATACCTTCCAGGGCGCCTTCGATGCGATCAAGGTGCTCTGGTCGAGCCTGCCCCAGGTGATGGGTGATATCGTCTTCTCGACGGCCAACCGGATGATCGACGGCATTGAGGCGATGCTGAACGGTGCGATCCGGCGCGTGGAAGCCTTCACGATGAAGATCGGCGAGGCCCTGCGGGCGGTCGGCATTGACACGGCCTTCGGAGAGCTGGGCAGCGTCGACCTGGGCGGCATTGCGAACCCCTATGCCGGCGCCGCCGAGGTTGCCCGCTCGCAAATGTCCGAGGCCTTCGGCGCGGCCTTTGACGAGGATGCGCTGAAGGCGCCCGTCGAGGGGCTCGACCGAACGGTTCGGGATGCGCTGCAGGCGGCGGAGGACTTCCGCACGGCGGCCAGTGATCTGACCGCTGGAGCAGAAGCGCCTCTCGCATCGGTGAAAGCGCTTGGCGAGGCCACATCCGATGCGGGGACCAAAGGCGAAGAGGCTGCCGAGGGAGCCCAGGACGGCGCGGAAGGCGTCACCACGGCGATCACCACCACCAGCGATGCGGTGCAGGGCCTGGGCGATGACTTCGACGATCTTGGCGGCTCGGGCGGCAAGGCAATGAAGAAGGTGAAGGACGGCGCCAAGGACGCGGCCAAGGATCTCTATGGCCTGCAGGGTGCCTTTGACAGCGCTCTGTCCTCGCTCGCCAAGGGAGACATGGCCGGCGCCTTCGGCAACCTGAAGTCCGGGATCTCCTCGGCGGCCAGTGATGCTTTCGGCGGGCTGCTCTCGACCTCCTTCGGCAAGGGCGGCGGCGGCTTTGCCGGGATCTGGGGCGGCCTTCAGGGCGCCTTCAGCGGCGTGACTTCGGCGCTCTCCGGGATCGGCGGCGGGCTGGTCTCCAGCCTTGGTGCCATCGGGGGCGCGATCTCGGCTGCGCTGCCGATCATCGGCGCGGTGACGGCGGTGGTCGGTCTGATCAAGGGCTTCAGCTCGAAGAAGCTGGTCGGCTCGGGCCTGCAGCTCGGGGTCGAGGGGGGCGACCTGACGGGTGGCACCTTCGAGACCATCAAGAAGACGAGCTTCTGGGGGCTCTTCTCCCGCACCAGCACCAACCTGACCGCCTTCGATGCAGAGGCGCGAGAGGTGCTTGGCGCGCAGTTGGCGCAGGTCCAGGGCGCCGTGCGCGAGACCTTCGGGCAGGCCGGACTGGATGTGACCTCGGCCATGGTCGAGGGCGTCGACTTCGCCATGCAGAAGATCGACACCCGCGACATGTCCGAAGCGGAGATCGAGGAGGCCGTGGCGGGCTGGTTCTCTGGCTATGCCGACGCGATCTCGCAGGCCATCGCGGGGCTCAGCTTCGACCAGGTCGAGGTCTTCGCCGCGATCAAGACGATGATCGAGCCGCTCGGTCAGGCCTTCCGGGGCACCTTTGAGGACATGGCCCTTGCGGCCGAGGACCTGGCCGGGATCGCCGGCGGCGTGGATGCGCTGGCGGGCAATCTCTCGAGCTTTGCCGACAGCTTCTTCAGCGATGCCGAGCGGCTCCAGATGGCCAGTGACGCGCTGCAGGCGCAGTTTGAAGGCCTGGGGCTGGCCGTGCCTGAGACGGCGCGTCAGTTCCGCGAGCTGGTGATGAGCCAGGACCTGATGACAGAGGCCGGGCGCGAGACCTACGCGGCGCTGCTCTCCCTGTCGGATCTCTTCGCCAAGGTCGAAGGCGGCATCGACAGCCTGAGCGGCGCGGCCGACCTGGGCAGCTTCTATGCCAGCGAGTTCGACGCCCGCCTGGCAGCCATCGCCGAGGCGCGAGGCTACTCGGCCGATGTCTGGGCGCAGGGCGATGCCGGGGTCACTCTTGGCGGGACGCTGCGCCAGCTCTCCGAGGGAGGGACCGCGCAGACCACGACCCTGCGCCGCCTCGTCAGCCTCATGGAAAACTGGGATGCCTGGGGCACCCCGCCTGAACGGGAGATCGGCTGACATGTATGTCGCGCGTGAGTTCTCGCCTGACCTCGACCAGGTGCAAAGCTCGATTGTCGAGGATGAGGCGCCTGCCTGGGATGCCGGGACAAGCTATGCCCTGAATGATCGGGTGATCCGGGGGCATCGGATTTACCAGTCGGTGATCGCGGATAACCTCGGTATCGACCCCACGCTGGAAGACCAGTCGGCGCTGGCTGCCCGCTGGGTCTTCGACCGCTTCACGAATGCCTTCTCGGCCTTCGACGGGATACTCAGCAATCCGACAGTGGCCTCGGACGATCCCGGCGCCTCTGTGCCCTGGCTCGACCCTGGGCTCGGGATCGACCCGGCGACCACGCCGGTGATCCTCGACATTCCCGGAATCTCGTGGGTCGATACGCTCATTCTCTTCGGGGTCGTCGCCACCTCGGCGCGGGTGATCTGCTACGACGTGGCCGATGCGGTGCTTCGGGACACCGAGACCAACCTTTCCGGGCGCCAGGTGAGCAATTGGTGGGAATGGTTTGCCGAGCCCTTCGAGGGCTTCCAGGACAAGCTGGTGGATCTCTCGGTGCCCGGCACCACGGCGCGTATCCTGATCGCGCTCAGTGGCGCCGAGGTCAGCCTGGGAGAGGTCTTCCTTGGCGACCAGCTCTTTGTCGGCGACGGCATGGCGCAGCGTACCGAGGGCCGGTCAGTCGGTGGCACCCGCTACAGCTTCAACGACTACGGCTCGCTGACCCTGGCCAAAGGGCCGACCCGGATCGAGATGGATTATGCGGTGGTTGCCTCACACGCGCTCTGGAAACAGGTCAAGCCGCAGCTCGACCGCCTGTCTGGTTCGCTGGTCGCCACCATCGGCTCCGAGCTCCGCCCCTCCAGCATCCACTTCGGCATTCTCGGCCCGGTGCGCTGGCTGGAGGATCTGCCCGACGAATACGAATACTCCTTCACGATCATGGGGATTGCCTGATGCCTGTACCTGACTTCACGCCCTACGCCGGGCTGCTGCCCAGCGAAACCGACCCGGCGACCTTCCCGGCGCGCGCCGAGGCGCTGATGGCCTGGTTTACCCAGACCGGGGCACCGCAGCTGGCCGCCCTGGTCACCTTCCTCAATGGGCTCCTGGAGGATGAGGCGACCGTGCTCGATGCGCTGGATGCGCTGGAGGACTCGCTCGGTGGCCTGGCCTTTCGGGATGTCCTCAATGAACTCGACTTCGCCAGCGACAGCGAGGAGCGCCCGCCGAGCCAGAAGAGCGTCGGAGCTTTCGCGCGCTCAGTTGCCGTGCCACAGGCACAGTTCTCATACACCGAGCCTGCGGGGGTCACGGGAAACGCTTGGAACACTTCGGCGTTCACCAAGCTTGATATCAATACAGAGGACAAGAACGACCTGGATATCACGTTGTCCGCCAACACTCTGACATTCGGGGCGGCGGGCACGTATTGGGTGGAGGCGTGGAGCAATGTCCGCAACAACAGCACGGGGAGCAGGCACTTCGCTTGCAGGCTCCAGAACGCCACGGCGATGACAACGGCAGTGATTGGTGCAGGCACTGCGGCTACCGCGAATGGGCCGTCTGCGAACATGCATGTTTCCGGGCAATTCACCGTTGCCGAAGGCGATGTCATCGAGCTGCAAGGCTACGCCAGTGGCAGCATCGTTGCCCCTAACCCAGCCAATCTTGGTCAGACGGAACTGTATTCTGTGGTCAAGTTCTGGAGGGTTTCGTGACACCCCATCCTGACTTCGATCTCGGTCTCGGCATTGGAAACCGAGGCGTCGACACGCATCAGGCACTGGGCTTGATTGGGGCAGTCTGAAATCGGCCAGCATCGCTATGCCGAGTGTGCAATGAGCGCTGCCGGCGGAACTCTCAAACGACAGGGGACTGGACAGATGGATGAAGCCCGCCTCGCGCGGATCGAAGAGAAGCTCGACAAGTTGAGCGATGCCGTGGTCGCCATGGCTCGGATGGAAGAGCAGATGATCACGCTCTTCAAGCGGATGGACCGCTATGATGCGGACCAACGTGAGCTGATGCGCCAGGTCGCACAGCTGGAGCGGATCAGCATCGGGCGCGGGGCATTCTTCCGCTCCTTCGACAAGGCCTTCTGGCTGGCACTCGGCGGCGCGGCCTCCTTGCTGATCGGCTGGCTGCAGACCCGGCTTTGATCCGGCGCGGCGCTACTGCGCGTCGCGCTCCGCAAGGGCATTTTCCAGCAGCGCGATGGTCTCGTCATAGGTGTCGCGGCATTTCGAGAACATGCTGCGCTGCTCGACGTAGAAATCGCGCCAGCGCTCCAGCGTGTCCAGCGGATAGGTGTTGTGCCAGGTCGCCAGCTGAAGGGTGAAGGTGCCGGCGGCGCGGTCGATCTTGCAGTACTTCTCGGTCATGGCGGCCTTCTGACGCCGCTCTCTCGGATGTTCAAGACGGGCATTCGTGTCATCGGCCTCGCGCATTGCGCGGGGCCTTTTCCTTTCCTGGAGGTTCCCATGAAACTACGCCTGCTTTCCAACTGGCAGAGCATCCTGCGCTACGCCTGGTCGATCTGGCTGATGCTGGCCTGCGCGGTGCTGATCCTGTGCTCGGTCGCCCTGATGTTCCTCGATGCCCGCATGCTCGGCATCCCGGCGCCGGTCTTCGCGCTGCTGGCGGGCCTGCTGGCGGTGCTGGCGATCCCGGCGCGCGTGATCTTCCAGGAGAAGGTCGAGGCCTTCCTGGTCGAAGAGGATGGCGCCATGCGCATTGGTCTGCCGCGCAGCTGGTTCGGTCGTGGCGCGACCGGCGCGGCGGCGGTCATCGCCCTGGCAGTCAGCTTCATCGAGCCCTGGGAGGGCACCCGGCTGAAGGCCTACCTGGATATCGCCGGCATCCCCACGATCTGCACCGGCCACACCGAGGGCGTCGAGCTGGGCGATACGGCGACGGCCGCAGAGTGCCGCGAGATGTTCATGGCCGAGGTTGTCGCCTTCGAGGCGCGCATCCGGCCCTGTTTGCCCGAGTTGCTGCCGGAGCAGAGCCGCGCGGCCTTTGTCTCGGCCGCGTACAACATCGGGGCAGGGGCCTTCTGTGGCTCCTCGATGTCGCGCCGTGCGCTGGCCGGAGATCTCGCTGGCGCCTGTGATGCGCTGCTGATGTGGAACAAGGCCCGCATGAAGGGCCGGCTGCAGCCGGTGCGCGGACTGACGCGGCGGCGCGAGGCCGAGCGTGACCTCTGCCTGCAGGGGCTGGCGGCGTGATGCGGTTCCTGATGCCTTACCTGGCCGGAGGCGCGCTGGCGGCCTTCCTGGCTGCGGCCGGGCTTGCCTGGCTTCTCTCGGCCAAGGTCGACCGCCTGCAGGCGCGGGTGCAGACCCTCGACACCATGCTGACCGGCTGCAACGGCCGGGTGGCGGATCTTCACCTCGACAAGGAGCGCGACCATGCGGTGGACAGCATTCCCGATTCCGATCTCGGCCGTTCTGTGCCTGACCGCTGGCTCCTGCCTTCGGAATGAGCCGGCGGTGGTGGCGCCACCTCCCGGCCCGGCCTTCTGCGATGTCGAAGAGATGCGGATGTTCAGCCAGGCCGAGATCGACTGGCGGGCGGCGCATGCCCCCTGGAACCTGCGGCGGGATCTGAAGACCAACGCGACATGGGAGGCGGAGTGCCCTTTAGTCCGAAAGCCCCCGGCGTAGATGGCCGGGGGGCGCGGGTTCGTTTGATCCGGGATCGGCATGACCCGTTGCCTTGAACAACAAGCCAGACGGAAGGTTCTAAGCGCCGACGCCTGAAAGCTCGCGTCTTGCGGCAGACGCCAGGAACGAAGAGCGCGTCATCTTCCTTGCCTTCGCGGTCTCATCTATCGCACGGAGCAGTGACCGCTCCAGGGTCACGTTCACACGTTCCGTGGCGGTGTCGGCCGGGATGTAGGGAACCGGCATCAGAGAAGCGCCAGCCGCCAGCTCTTCAGCTACGTCGGGGCGTGCTCGAATATCATCGATGGACGCGCCGGCCACGTCGGGCTGGTCTTCGAACCAAAGGTCAAGTGCTTCAGCTGCAGCGGCGGGAATGTCATCCCAGGTGTCGGCAGCGGCAAAGGCTCCCGGTAGATCCGGGAAGGTAAGGCCGTATGCACTTCCTTCGTCGTGATGAACGAGGGCTGTATAGTAACGCATGGAAACTTCTTCCTGGTTGGCGGTTGTGGGGGCTCTGGAGTGACCGGGCTAAAGAAGCCCGGCCTGTCTGTAGATGCTTCTGACCGTTCCTGTCGGCAGGTCTTTCTTCGGATGTGGAAGGATGACCGTGCGCTCACCCTTTCGAAGTTTGTGGTGTGATCCCTTCACGGAAATCACCTCAAATCCCGCTTTCTGTAGAACCTTCAGGAGCTTCTTCGAATTCGTTTCCAGCTCCATCGCCCCTCCTTTCGTGTGTATTTATATGCTCATTTCGTGCGGCTTGTCAAGATTGTCGTGTATTTAAATGCTCACAGTGGGCGCGCATGAACGCCCAGATGGCTGGTCGGGGCGCTGCGAGCGTCTTCCCTCGCAACTGGCAGTTTCGACCGGCCTAGAATATCTTTGCCCCCGGATCGGGGGCAGCGGTGCGCAAACACCGCCACCACGCAGCTCAGTTTGCAGACAGGCTGCGCCGACGAGCACCTTCCAGAATCGCCGCCCGTACTCTCGCGAGAGTAGGGCGGTTGTGACTGGAACTTATCATGAACACAATGTCCAAGGTCGCCCCCGCGGCCCCCGTTGCGCCGTGGCTTGGCGGCAAGAAGGCCCTCCATCGCACGATCATCGAGCGGATCGAGGCAATCCCCCATACGACCTATGCCGAGCCCTTCGTGGGCATGGGCGGCGTCTTCCTGCGCCGCACCTGGAAGCCTAAGTGCGAGGTCGCAAACGACCTCAACGGCGAAATCACGAAC